GCGATTATGTTCGTATTAGGAATCGGTCAGGAGTGGAATATGTGATTCCATTTAGACGAGAAGATTGTGCTATGAGTGAAGAAGGTGATGTGTCCATTTATAATGCTGGACCTGTTGTTCCATCGGCTAGAGATAGTACAAGTCTTGTTTGCACTGAGGAAGATTTGCAATATTTGAACAATTTTCCAACTAATGTTGTTCAAATAGATAAAGAACTGCGCAATTATTATTATCAAGCAGATTTAAAAGCGCATGACATAAATAAAAGTGTACCATATTTGGATGAATCCAAAATAGTCTTACGTAAAGCATGGACTGCTAAAGTAAATGTTGAACGTGGTGATTGTGGAGGAATAAATTTGGCTATGGTGCCTCGATGTCCCCGTAAAATAGTAGGAATAGTGAGTGCAACTTTTAAAAATCGTGCCCAGGGGCTATTCCAAATTGTGACCCAAGAACTTATAAAGCCACTCCTTCAGAAATTTCCTCAACAGATAATTGATGAAGGGTTAGAGAGTAAAGCTGAAGTGTTGAGAATACGGCAGGTTGAAGAATGTGGCTCGAAAAATGATTTCGGTAATATGGAAGTTTTAGAGAAGTATAAAATACAACGAGCTGGATTTGCTCGTGGTACAAGCATCCGAAAATCTCCCTTATTTGATATATTTCCGCATCAAACTGAACCCAGTGTTTTGTCGAAGAGTGATCCTCGGATGGAAGTCCCAGTTGATCCGTTACTCACTGGTGTTCGTAAGTATGGTTCGTATCATCGTCCATTGCCACCTAAATTGCTTGAAAAAGCATATCAATCTCTTGAACAAGAGATTTTGTTATTTAAGCCGTTGCGACCGAAAGTTGGAGTTTTAAGTATCGAGCAAGCTGTTAATGGTGTTCCCATACAACATTATGATCGAATTGATATGAAGTCTTCCCCGGGTGTTCCTTATGTTTATACAAGACCTCCAAATGAGAGTGGAAAAGCTTTTCTTTTTGATATAGATGATGAAGGCCATGCTGAAATTAAGAGTAATTTACTTCTAAATGAAATACAGGCCCGGATCTCTAGTTATAAGAAAGGTGTGCGATATCCGTCCATTTGGACTAATTGTCTTAAAGATGAGCGAAGATCTTTAGAGAAGATAAGAACTGGTAATACACGTACATTTATGATGGCACCCGTTGATTTTACGATTGTTTGTCGAATGTATTTTCTTGATTTCTGTGCTTCTATCATAGATAATAGGATCTACTCGTATCATTCTGTTGGTATTAATGCCGATAGTAGTGAGTGGACCCTATTATTTATGGAATTGGAGCGATTGTCTGAATATGGGTTCGATGGAGATTATGGTAATTTCGACGGTTTTTTGTTTGCAACAATATTGGATTATTTTAGTAGAGTTGCGAATGTTTGGTATAATGATGGGGAGGAAGCAGCGCTTGTTCGACGTACTATCTTGGATGAAGTAATTCATACTTATTCTGTGGTAGGAAGTGATATAGTGTTGAAGAATCATGGTGTTCCATCAGGTGTACCAATAACAGCTATAGTCAATTCTTTTGGGAATGCCTTACTCATAAGAACTGGCTATCTTCATTTAACATTTGAGGCTAGGGCGCTTGGCGTTGCTAGTAAGGCTGATTGTACTATGCAATCATACCGGCAAAATGTTAAAGAAACGACGTTTGGCGATGACCATGTGAATGCAGTGACTCCACGTGTATTGCAATGGTTTAATCAGAATACCTACTCGGCTTGGCTGGCAAGATTTGGTATTCGATATACGGCTGCTGATAAGACAGAAATTGATCCAGCTCCGTATAAGAAAATAGAGGAATGTAGATTTCTTAAGCGCGGCTTTGTAAGAGATGAGCGTTTTCCACATCGTATTCGTGCACCCATTGAAATGAAGACTATTCAGGAACTCATTAATTGGGTAACAGATACTTTAGATCCTGTGGAACAACTGCAACTCAACTATATCGATGCGCTTAGATTTCTCTTCCATTATGGAGAGGAAGTCTTTAATAACTTTAGACGAGTAGTTGATGATGGCCTAAATGACTTAGGAATACTCCCTCCGGCGTATGACTATGTTTATTTTCAAGAAGAATTTGACGATACTTTCGCGTAGATAGCATGAACTGGTTTTTCCCCTTTTTGTTCAATTTATGTAATCCTGCGGGATATTTTAACTAAATATTTTCTTGTGTTATGTCCTTTGTTAATCGATCTCGGAGATTGTTGTCTCTGGGCTTTTTCTGTGTGTCGACCGAAGCACACGGATGCTAAATTTTCAGTTTTAGTTTTAGA